CATATTATCTTTAACATTTGGTAATGTATAATTTATTTGGTAAGTAATACCATTGGTACTATTTACATAAATTCCTTGAACTTGTCCACTACCATACCTAACTGTTATAATTTGCGTAAACGCTGCATCTGTTATAGAAATTGATTTTACACCTTGTGTGCTAAAAGTACTAATTTCTGCCATTAAAACACCCTCTGAACCAAAAGTATTAGTATCTCCCGAACCAATAGCAGTTTCTGCTGAACGAGTTACTGCTGATGTTGTAGTTAGAATTACAGAGGTTTCAAAACTTCCGATTTCGCATTGACCACCCCAAAAATATAAAGAAACTGCACTTGTTGGTAAAAATCCTTGATTAAAATTTGCAGACGCAGAGTTTACAATATAAAAACGCATAAACGTAGAAGCAAAACCCGTATTATCTACTGCAACTGAAATACGATACCAATCATTCGGCAATTTTTCTATCTTTGGATTTGGCATTGCTGAACCGTTTGTGCCTACTGTTCCGTTTTGAATATCAAAATTTGCGTAAGCTAAAGGATTTCCCGCATTCGTTACTTGTATAAAGTTAGCATCTATATTTTTAACGTAAGCCGAAATTGTAACATCATTCTCGCCAATAGCAAAGATTTGTTGAAACCAATGAGTGTTGTTTGTTAAAGTAACTGCTACTTTACTTGCGTTTAGTGTGCCATCGGGCGAAATGGTTTGATTTGCAAATTTTGAAACTTGTCCACTTTGCCAAACATTACTCGATAAATCGTTACTCCATACTACTAAATTTTCCCTATCATCCTCTAATAATAAACTCGGGCAACCATTTACAACCCCATCAATTAAAGGATAGTTTAATCTTGGAACGTCCGTTGCAACTGTTTCGATTAATCCGCTTGAATTAATCCTTGTTGCAGAACTTGCCCTTGTAAAATCAAAGTCGCCAACTCCATCCGTAGGTAATACGCTATAAATTTTCCCCGCTTTATATCCGGAAGGAATTAATGCTAATTTTGGTATAATTGCCATATTGTTTAATTTATCATTTTTAAATATTCATTCATTACGCAATCCCTACTTTCAACATTACCACTATCATCTCGAACTCGGTCTGAATAATCCATTGCAAAACTAACTGATTTAAAAGTGTTTTGAGTGTTTATAATATCTTGTGTTTTATCAACCTTTAAATTTAAAGCTGATTGCGTAGCCGTTGAAATAGGTTTGTTTAAATCGCTTGTATTGTTTACGTTTGGTAATTCTATTGTAACGTGGTTAATATCTGAAACCTTTGCGTTGTTTGTTGTTATATCACTCGCTTGTTGAGTAGTGATTCCAACTTTTGCGTTGTTTGTTGTTATATCGTTGGCTTGCGCAGTTGTAATTCCAACTTTGGAATTGTTTGCTATTATATCACTTGCTTGCTGAACTGTAATTCCAACTTTGCTTGTGTTAGCAACTACATCACTATTAGCTGAAACTAAAGCATCAGTATATCCAACTTTTCCGTTATTTGCAACAATATCATTAGTTTGCGAAGTAGTGATTCCAACCTTTGCGTTGTTGGTAACAATATCACTCGCTTGTTGTGTTGTGATACCTACTTTTGAAGTATTAGCAACTACACTTGTATTATTTGATACTAAAGTTTCAGTATATCCAACTTTATTATTATTAGTAACAATATCGCTTGTTTGTTGTGTTGTAATACCAACTTTAACATCATTTAAAGCAACCCTTACATCTAAATTATCAATATTAGATTGCAAAGTGTTATCATTCGTTAACCTTGTCGAAGATTCTGTATTTAAATTGTCCTGAATTATATTATCATTAGCCAATCTTGTTGCTGCTTCGGTATCGATATTTGACTGTAAAGCATTATCGGCGTTTAACCTTGTTGTTGCCTCTGAATCAATATTTGACTGTAATAAATTATCCGCATCAATTCTCGCTTGCGTTTCTGTATTTAATACTTGATTTGTAGCATCTGAAACGGGTTTGTTTGCGTCTGAAGTATTATCAACATTAAATAATTCTAATGTAACGTGATTAATATCTGAAACCTTTTGGGTATTGGCAATAATTTGATTTGCTTGGTCAACTGTTATTCCGGTCGTTGTAACCTGAACCGTTATTTCTTGCGGGTAATCTTCAATTATTACTGTAATATTATCCATTTGTTACGTCTTGAATTACTTTAATTGTGCCTTGTATGTATGTTCTTACAACTCCATTTGTAAACGTCATTTGTACATCGAAATAATAAGTATCAGGCGCCCAATCAATTAAAAAAGGGTCTATTGAGAAAACACCATTAACGGCATCGGATATTGTTACACCGTTTCCATCGGTAATTTCTTTTTGAACACCACCTATTTTTGAATTATATCGAAATTGAACCTTAATACTAACACCGGTTAAATCAATTGGTGAATTATCTTCTGTATTTAAAAGCGTAAATTGCACCCCGTCATAAGTATCGCCTCTATATTGGTTGTCTATTTGAACTATTGCCGCTACACTCATTTTTTTATTTTATTTTTAATTATAGCAAAAATACAAAAAGTTATGTAACTGAAAATTGAATCTAAATTATAAGTAAATATTTACTTTTTCCAACTCTTTACAATTTTTTCAGCCGAACGAGCGCCAAAATACCCACCATAAACCAAAAGCAATAATGAACTTAATAAATCAATCCACTTTTCGCTGATTTTAAAGCCTTCTAAAGAACTATCAAGTATTATGTAGATAAATAGGGTTAAAGTTAAAAATGCAAGCGTTAAAGGCCTTATATTTTGCGTTAAAAAACTATCTGTATTATTGTCGGATTCCCAACGTTTAGAAACTTCATTCATTTCCAACATATCCATTTCCAATTCCTTTAATAATAATTCTTTATCTTTTGAATTAATACTATCATCGTTTTTAATTTTATTTGCCAACGATTCTAATGATTTAATCCCGGAAATATTACCGGCAATTGTAAGAATTTCAGGCGCAACATTTTTTCCTTGTTTAACCAACCAACGCAATGCATCGCCAATTCGTGTTGTTCCTTTTTTATCTTTATAATCGCCCATAATTATTTTTTTAAACCCCACCGGGCCTTTGTTCCTCTTATATCAACGTGCGTAAATGAATTATAACGGCCCAATCCGCCCATTTTAAATAAATTCTTTTCCATTAATTTACTAACTGCATCCGCTACATCATTAGGTGATAATTGAAACACTTGTAAATCCGCTGCTTTACCAAATAAATGCTGCGAATTTTTAACGCCATTAACACTTTTGTTTTTTGATTCACAACGAAATGCATTTGTTATTTTAATAGGCATATTTAAAAAATCTCTTAAAACTTGTAAATTATCAGCCAATTCAATAATATTTGGTTTTACATCTTCAGGCATTTTGCATCCGCAATTGCATTCAAATTCAGACATTGAAAAATTACAAGTTAATTTCATTTATTTTTCTTTTTCTTTTAACTTTTTATTTTTATATGATTCAATTATTTTTTGAAAAGTATATGTAATAGAAGCTAATAAAAGTATAATTTTTAAACCGTTTTCAACTTCGGAAAAACTTATTCCAAAAGTTAAGGCATTTATAAGGGCTAATTTCAAATCGTTATTACTCATTTTTAGGGTTTTAAAATAGTGATAAAACTGTTATTAAAATATTTTCAACCGTTGCGTTGCATCCGGCCTTATTTACTTTAACTTGAATTTTACAACCACTTGCCAATTCAGATTGTTTTGTGAATATTTGCGTAGTTCTCGAATAACGAACTAACTCGTTATTATCTGCGATATTATCGTGCATAAATTCAATTGATTTACCACTATCAGGAAAATACAAACGTGCATCTAAACGCGTATTTGATGCGCCCGCAGTAATATCAAAATCATTTCTTACCATTAAAACTTTACCAACTCCAATTTCTGAAAAATCAACTGAATTGCTTGTTGAATTCCATAAATCACCGGTAACAAATGGCGGTTTATATATTGTTATTGTGTCCGCTCCCGCTTTATCGTTTGTTAAATCTGTCCAAACATTTTGCGTTAAACTTATTGGCGTAACTGAAGTTGTTGCATCTGCATAATCGGCCCATCCGCCTTTTAAATCGTATAAAGTATTTACTGATTCTTTTATTTCGTTTACGTCTGAAGCGGTTATTTTATTAACATCCGGTAAAGATGAAATTTGATTATCAACTTTATTTGTATAAATAATTTTAGCCATAGTTTTAATTTTTAAGATTGTAATTCATTTTGTAATTGACTTTGTAAGCCGCCTATTGGATTTATTTGTTCAATTTTATTTGATATTTCAATTACGGCCCTAAAATATGTATAATCGCTCAAATCATCTTGTAAGTATTTAACGCCTTCATTTACTGAAGTAAAAACTTTAAAACCTTCTGAAGTTAAATCAACGTAACTAATTGAACGCGTTCTAATTAAATTTAAACATTGCGAAACCATCAAATTAACATCCAATTCACCGCCATCATCTGAATAAAATCTTGTAATACATTCAATTCTCGTTATTGTTTCTGTAATAAATGAAGTTTGGTTTTCATCTATTTCATTAGTTGAAACGCCATAAACCCGAATCATTGGATAAACTGCATCGGTTGGAATTCTATTGTAAACCGGCACAATTGAACCGTTCAAAGTAATTGCATCGGTTAATTTTGCAATAATTCCGCGCCTTAATAAATGAATTGCTTCTAACATATATATTATTTTATTGCTTTGTTTAATTCGTTATTTAATCGAACTAATAAATTTTTTAAACCTTCACGCGCTGAACTAAAAAAGAAAGGCCTTGCCGGTAAATTAACATTTTTTAATCCCTTGCCTTTAAATTGTTCGGCATAACTTGCGGGAATTCCAAGTTCTAACATATCATCCAATTTAACTTGGCCGCCCGTTCCGAATTCAATATAGGGCGCATAATGCGCGCCCGCTATAACTTCAACGGTTTTTCCTTTTAACTCGGTTCTAATAGATTGTTTTAACGTTCCATTATCAACCGGCGCAGCTTGTTTTGCTTTTCTTGCAATATCAAATGCTGTTTTACCTAACTCATTAGATAAAGTTTTTTTATCAAAAGCGCGTAAATTATTCAACTTTGATTTAAGTTTTGCCAAATCCGATTGATTAATTTTTACGCTCATTTATTGTGATTTTGTAGCGGTTAACTTTGTCAAAAAGTCTAATTCAGAATCAAACTTTTCGTTAATTCTGTAATTTTGCGAACCATTACCAACAATAAAAATATCGCCTATTATAATTAAATCGGCGGTTTTCTTACGCATTAAAATTTCAATCTTTGTTTCGTGTTCACGTTTACCAAAATTGTCGCTTATTTCACCGCTAATTTGCTTTAAATCGCACCAAACAGATGCAACATTCGACAAAGTAGAATTGAAACCACCAAAACCATCATCGGTTTTAACTAATCTTTTAATTGTAATCTTTGAATTTAGTTTTCCGCTTTGCATTTTATAGAAACATTGCTTTATATGATGTTAATATTGTTTTTGATGATGTTGGAATTTCTAAAATTTCTTTTGAACTTCCTGAATCAAAATCGGCGCGGTTATCATAATACGTTGAAATCAATTGCAACATCGCTTGTTTTATTAACGAATCGTTTATTCCCGCCGTTATATATGTAATTTTAACACGTTCAGCCGAACCGCCATCCAATTCAATAGTTTCATTGTCCAAACCTAAAATTTCATAATCAGTTGTAACAATTCCATTTACTGTAATTTCAACAATACTTGAAACCGGGCCAAATGGTAAATCAAAAATTCCATTTGTAGAATCTAAATAGTAAGTTCTATTTTTAGAAACAATATCGCGTGAAATATAGTTTTCAGACCAAATTCGCGCTTGGGAAATCATTGCCGTAATAATATTATCATCCGCATCCGTATCAATTCGAACAAAATCTTTTACAGATTGTCCGGTTAATATTTCATTCCCAATTGTTGAATTTATTTTAATTTGTCGCATCTTATTTGATTTCTATATTTTCAACTTTTAATTCCTTTGTTTCGAATTTCGCTTTATTTACCTTTTTAGATATTTTAATGGCCAAACCTTTTTGAATCCAAACTTTTGCAATATTTTCAGGCAAATTTATTTTATCGCCTTCATTATATCGTTTCCCGTTTCGTAAAATTGATTGTTTAATTTTTATATTCATAATATAAATTTTTGTAAAGATAAAAAAAAAGTACCACTAAATAAATAGCGGCACTTTTAAACAAAAACAAATATGTAAAACATTACAAGAGTGCAAAGTTATTAAAATTTTTTGAATATTTGCCATCTTTACGAATAACAAGTGAATGAAGTTTTCCATTATTCTTAATAATATAAAAACCGTTGTGTGATTTAACCCAAATAGCAAAATAATCTACTGATTCTATTGGATAGGATTTTTTATTTTTATTTTTAAAAAAACAACGGACAACATCCTTATCACTTAAAACAGATTTAATTTGAATCTTTTTAAGACCGTTTTTTGAATCAGTAATGCAGTCGTAAGGTGAAGCGTCTAAAAGCGGAAAAGAAACGTTTATTTCTTCCTCCATTGCCACAACTCCAAACTTGTATTCAGCAATACAACCAATTAAATTAGAATCCATTTCGTAAATCTACAAAAAAAACCGCCTTCAACAAAGAAAACGGCTTACTAACAAAACAAATTAATAATTAATTTTTAAAAAACATCTTCTTTTTTACTGAAAAATATTGTTAAGCCTAAAACGCAAAGAAATATTCCGGCCCATAAATCCCAAAAAATCAAAAGTTGTCTAA